GCCCTGAATGAGCTGGCTGAAGCCGACGTAGCTTCAACTGATGTTCTGCCGATTGCCGACATAAGCGCAAGCGAGACCAAAAAGGTCACTGTAAAAAGCTTGGTTGAGCAGGGCGTTGACCTGATTGATGACGCCAGCATCCCGGCGGCCAAGCTTGCATCTATCAGCCCTAGCTCGCTAGGCAGCAGCTCAGGGGCGAAGGAGTTTATTGCTGGCCCGACTGGTGCAGGTGGTGCGTATAGCTCACGAGTCATTGCATCAACTGACCTTCCGGCTGGTACTGATTCTGCGATTGGTGGTGCGGCGGCAGGTACTGGCCTGACTTCCACGTCTGGAACATTTTCTGTTGACCCTGCAACGGCGTCAGCCCGTGGCGCAATCAGTGTTCCGTCTGCATCTGGTCTGAGTGTTGACGGCAGCGGCGTTATTTCTCACCAGTCCAGCGTCACTGGTCAGACAAAGAACGGTTTTACTGTCAACGCTTCCGGCCACATCACTGCTGTCGGAAGCATTGCTGCTGGTGACCTGCCGAAAGCCACTACCTCTGCAGTAGGTGGTGTTTCTGTTGGCAGTGGTCTGAGCGTTACTTCAGGCGGCCAGCTAAACCACACCGACACGATTACCGCTGGAACAACCAGCGGCATCACTTTTAACAGCGAAGGCCACATCACCTCAACTGCGGCGCTTGCTGCTGGCGATTTGCCTGCAGGAACAACAACCGCAAAAGGTGGCCTATCTGTTCCCTCTGGCGCGTTGTCAGTCAGTGGCGCTGGTGCGCTGACGCATGACAACTCAGGCGTTACTGCTGGCACCTATCCAAAAGTCACTGTTGACGCTCGCGGTCACGTCACTGCAGGCACCACGCTGTCAGCTTCTGACATCCCAGACATCAGCGCAGCCAAGCTGACTTCCGGAACGATCGGAACATCACTGATCGCGAACGATGCCGTGACCGGCGGCAAACTTGCTAACGGTTCTAGCGTCAGATTTGCAGGCGCTCCAGACACAAACGGCGTCGTTGATTTTGGAACTGCGGACTTTAACGGTCAGTTTCTGTATGACGCATTCAACGAAAACTTATACCTTTTCGATGGAAACGCTTTCAAGTCAATTGATATTGTTAGCGGTGAGATTGTTTTTGCTGGAACGTATGACGCCAGCACAAACCTTGTTGCTTCAGTAACAGCTAAGGGCACTGCAATCGGTCTGACTGTTGGTCAGGCGTTGATCTCGCCTGCAGAGAGCAACCTCAACCACTATCTGACTGTTAGCAAGTCAGGTACTGGCAGCGGCAACGCACCAGCAGAAGCCCTTGCTCCGCCTGATTTCTTGCTGTCAACCGGCACAGCTTGGCAAGTTCTTGACCTGTCAACTGCGTTGGCTGCTACGGCTGCAAACAACGTCAGCTTTGCCCCTACTGGCAACATTGCAGCGACTGATGTTCAAGCTGCAATCCAAGAGCTTGATACTGAAAAACTGGCATCAAGCAACCCAAACATCACAGGTACTGCAACTTTTGCAGGCAATGTCGTTTTAGGCACTGCGTCTTCCTTGGTATTTGAAGGCAGCTCTGCTGATGATTACGAGACCACTTTTTCGATCACAAATCCAACTGCTGATCGCACGATTGTTTTTGGGGATTCCAGCGGTACGGTCATTTTGACCGGCGATACCGGAACAGTTACCAACGCAATGTTGGCTGGCAGCATTGCGCTGACCAAGCTTGCAAATCTGACCTCTGGTCAGTTGATTGTTGGCAACAGCAGCAACGTGCCTACCGCTGTTGCATTGTCTGGTGACGCCACCATTAGCAATTCAGGCGCACTGACCATCGCCAACGACGCTGTGACCGCAGCGAAGCTAGCGGATACAAGTGTCACCGCAGGAAGTTACACCGCAGCCGACATCACTGTTGATGCACAAGGCCGTATCACGGCTGCTGCTTCTGGAACGATCGGCACTAGCGAAATTGCTAACGACGCCGTAACGGCTGATAAACTGGCCGACACAAGTGTGACGGCTGGTAGTTACACAGCGGCTGATATTACGGTTGACGCGCAAGGTCGAATTACCTCTGCAGCATCAGGAACTATCGGAACAAGTGAAATTGCCAACGACGCTGTAACCGCAGATAAGCTTGCGGACACTTCTGTAACCGCTGGCAGCTATACCTTGAGCAGCATCACTGTTGATGCTCAGGGCCGCATTACAGCAGCTTCAAGTGGCACTGCTGCTGACGCTGACAAGATCACTGAGGGCAACACAGAGGCTGAGGTTGTTGATACCGGCTCTGATGGGCACTTCAAGGTCACAACAGAAAACACTGAGCGGATTCGTGTTGGCCCTGCTGGTCAGATTGGCATTGCTGGCGCGAACTACGGCACTAGCGGTCAGGTTCTGACAAGTGGTGGCGCATCCGGTGCTGTTAGCTGGGCTGATGCCGCTGCTGGCGGTTCTACTTACGCAGCGACTGCATCTGGTGCGATTGCAAACGGTGATCCTTGCATTGTTAATAGCAGTGGCAACATCGAAGCTGTCAAGAAAAACGCTTCAGCTCTAACAAACGCTTCGGTAGGTACTGAGACTCAATTAGTTAGAGGCGCAACTGGAACAGACAACAAATTTATGTTTATGGATTCAATTTACGTTGAATCTTTTAACAAAATTGTTATCGTATATTCTGAGTCTGGAGCTGGAATTTACGCCAGAGTTGGATCTTTTGATGGTGACGGAAACTTTACGGTAACGAGCGAACAACAGATTCATTCTAAGTCTAGTGCGGAAGAGCCAAGGGTTACTTATCATCCAACTCAGAATAAATTCTTATGCGTTTGGAATAACGATGATGGGCTATCGGGCAGAAGTTTTATCTTAACAGGAACAACGATTTCTTTTGACGCTTCAGCAACTACGATTCACAGCAGCACTTCTGGAGTCCGAGATATTGGCGCAGCATATGACTCTAATGCTGACAGAACTTTAGTTGCCTATGGCCTTAAAACTGGCAGTGAAATAGGGAAAGCTGTTGTTGTTCAAGTGAATTCAGATGGTTCTTTGTCGCAAGGTACGCCTGAAACAGTTGAAAGTGATGCGTGTTTTGCGTTTCAGGGCACTGTATATGACCCAGATGCTCAAAAATTAGCTATATTCTATAATAATAATGGCACCACTAAAGGAAGAGTAGCAACCATAGATACAAGCGATAATAGCGTAGACCTTGGAACCTCAGATAGTATTGTTAGCGCCGGTTCTTCTCATTTTGCTGCCGCGCATGATCCAGTAAATGACAAAATCCTGGCTGCG